TTGCGGCCTTTCTGGCCAAATTCCTTGTCGTACTGCCGATTGAATTTATCGGTCAACGTACACAGGTTCGCAAGGACGGGGAGCGCACGATTCGTGATCATGCTGATCGTCAAGAGTTGATTCGCGATGGCCGCTACACCTTACAGCGCCTCAACAGGCGCACAGAAACTTGGAGTTTCCGCGGTCTAGTGTCGCTTTCGGGCCGTGAGCGTAACGCCGTGCTTTTTTTGCCAGGTCTTCAAAGCTTCGCGCGAGTTCATATCGCTTTCGGGCTTTTCGACTTGAGCAGCACTGCCTGCATTCAACGGCCGAATGATCGGCGCTTGGACGCGGGGTTTACTCGGGGCTGATCCCGTTTCGGTGCTCGGCTGTGCGCCGTTATCGTGACTCGGCTCTGCGCCGTTTGCTGCTTTCGCTTGGGATGCGAATGGCTGGAGTGTACTCTCAATCTTTCCAACTTCAACTAGTGCTTTTGGATAACCGATTGTCGCTAATCGCGTGAGAACTTCAGGGTGCTTGGCGAAGTGATAGGTGAGCTCGCCGATCATCTCGGACTCTTGGAGATAATTCATAATGAAGTTGGGAACCACCACCTCATCGGGCACGCTACCCACCACTTCCTCGAAATCAGGCATCAATGCCTTGGCGTGATCGATGCGCGCGGTCGCCTTGTCGATGGTGTCGCGCTGGCGCTCCTCTTGCGCACGCTGTGCATCCTCCGCGGCCTTGGCTTTCAGCCGTTGGTCCACTCGAAAATCGACCTTGGCATCCTCGAACGCCTCATCAGTGGGGAAATCTTCCCGTTTCGGAGGTTTTGCTTCCTCTACGGGCGCGGGTTTGAGTTGTGCCCGCAGCTGCGCCAACTCGCGCTCAACCGCTTCAGCCCGCTGCTCGGCTAATTGCGCTTGATTGTACTGGGATAGCGCTAATTCCTCAGCCTCCTTCTGCATGCGATGCTTTTTGCCGATGGTGGCCTGCATGGCCTTGGTGAATTCGCGCTTCTGCCGCGGCGTGAGCCCATCCTCACCCTCGGTATCATCTAGCTCGTCGGCGGCTTTCTTGGCTTCCACCGCCGGATCGGGATTCTCGACCTTGGGCTCAGCCTTAGGTTCAGGCTCCTTGCCCTCCTTCTTGGCCTCTCGCGCTGCATTATCCGCTGCGACATCGGCCGGCACGGGGAATACGCCGCCGTTCAAGGCTGCCGCCACCTGATCTGTACTGTTCTCGACCACCACCGCCATAAAAACTCCTAAAGTGTGACATCCCTCACAGGGGAAGCGATGCTCAAGCGCTTCACGATCATTGCTGCTTCCATTTCATTGCCCGCCTGCAGATGCAATCGGCGCGCGACATCCAAACGCTGGCAGATGAAGCTTTGAATCATGTCCTGGATTTGATGGCGCACCGCATAGGGCAAGCCATCGCCGAATAACCCTTGCGCGAGTACTTCTAAGCCCGCGCGATATTCATCGAAATGCGTCAAGCACTGCTCATTGCCTAACTGCGTACGCATGCCCACCGGATGCACCAAGAGGTTGCGGTAAAAGGGCGTAGGGCTGAAATGCATCGCCCCAGCTGCCAAGATGTCGGGTATGTCAGCGAACGCCCAATACGCCCTCGTACGCGGTTTTAAAGGCACCGGCGTGCGATAGATGATGTGCTCAGGCCAGACATGATGCTCGATGAGGAAATTGAAGATATCGACGCCCTTGGTGAAGGTCACAGCCTCGGGAATCTTGAACGCATTCCAGTACGTCTTTTGGTTCACCTCATCCCAGATCTCGCAGGGCGCACAGTACGCGGCGATCTCGGGATGCGCGTCCATGTAGGCAATGGCGGTCGCGACTTGATCGGGCAGCAGGTAGTCATCATCGGCGCAATAGACGGCGTAATCGCCCGTGGCGGCCTGGAATGCGGAGAGCATGTTGGCGAAAGGGCCAATATTGATCTCTTGCTCAACCAGCCTGATGCGTTCCCATTGCAGGCTATATTTCAGGATGAAATTGGTACTGTCCTCTTCATCACCTGCAGCATTGTCACTAACGATAAGTTCGGCCTGAGGAAACTCGTTCTCAAGCTTCGTAAGCGTCCAATCGAGGTATTGGTAACGCTTATAGGTCGGGATGCAGATGCTGAGCATAGGCCTCCCGCTCGTGGATATTGAGTTCGCGCGATGGATGGCCGGCGATGATGCGCTCAGGCACCAACACGGGCCCTTTCTCGTACACCATCACCGAGGGGTAGTAACTGATGCTGGTGCAATTCCCCTGTTTGTGAAGAGGCTCCGGATACCCTTCGTGGCAGTCCTCGATGAGGTACACGCCGCCGTCCCTCACGTGCGGCCACAGAGCATATAAACTCGCGTGCTGATCCGCAATGAGATGCGATCCGTCGTCAATCACGATGTCGAGCAGCGACAAATGCGGCGGGCGCTTCTGATCGCCGATGAAGATGGTGATTTGCGACTCTTCGTACTGCGCGGCCTGGATATCGATATCGAGCCCAAATATCTGCGCTTTATGGCCGAAATAGGCCTTCCACAGCTGCAATGAGCCGCCATGCCCGACGCCAATCTCGAGCACTCGACAGGCAGTGCCCACGAATTTGGCGAAGTAGCGCTCATAGATCGGCAGGTAGTGCTGCCATTTATCCACTAAGCGACCATCGTGCGCATCAAAGCACTCCTGCACCGTTCTATGCATCGCTCTTCTCGGCTTTGGCGCCCTCTTCGATCATTCGATCGGCCTCTTCCTTGTGGTACTTGGCCTCGGTGTGCGTATTGAGCAAGGATGCCGATGCCTTGATCTCCTCGACTCCAAACGCGCGATGGGTCGCCATGGCCTCTTTCTGCAACTCGGTCTGCGTCCATTTCTCCGTATCCATGCGCTTGGTTTTGTTCGACTCCTCGACATCGTGCGCTTTGACCGTGGCCGCGATATGCGCTTTGGTGATGCCCTGCTTCAAGTCCGTCTGTGCCTGCTGTAGCGCTTGCTTCAACTGCTGGTTCTCATTCGACAGCGCTTGGACCAGCGAGCGGGCACGATTGGATAGGCCCTCCATGATCTTCTTGAGGCCTTCCGGATTCTGCGCGGTCAGCCGGTCGGCCAGCTCCTGCATATACGGATGATCGATCGAGCGGAACACGAGATCAGCGCCGGTCTTCGCGATGAGCTCGGCCAAGGCCTCGACCTGGAGCAGCGCCAGAAGCGTCTCTGAGCCTTCCTCGCGCTTGGTCTCATACCCAGGGCCGGTCTCCATCACTACGTCATACTTGCCCACGGTGAGATCATTTTTGACCGACTTGACGCCACCCTCCTCAATGGGCTCGTTGATCTTGACGAGTTCGGGTGTGCCATCCTCACCAATGATCCGCTGCATGCGTTGGGTGGAAAAGTAATGCGGGAACCAGGAGAGCATCACGCGCCAGCACTGCGCGATCGCAAGGGTGAGATTGTCGTAATACTGGAAGTGCGATTGATCAGAGTAGCCCTGGCGCTTCTGAATCGCCTTACCCGAAACCACCGTGCCCTGCGTATCGGCGCCAGGCTCACTCGGCATACCGGCAACAGCCATGAGATTGGTGCGCATGCCCTGCACGAATTCGGCAAAGCCTGACTCGATCTGCGCCGGCGGCTGTCGCTGCGGCGGTGGCAAGAGTGCCTCGCCATTGGCTGTCATTACAGTGACAGGCTTGTACGTCAAAACTGGGATCGGTGCAGTATTGGCCTGCGTCCATTCGGGATGGCCGTCTAACTGCCCTTCGGCTGCCACCCATGGGGCTTTGGGAGCCAAGCCCAATCGCTTGATCTTGGCCACTTCGCCATAGTTCACCATGCGTTGCGAGTCCATCATGGATTCGACCATGCCGCGGCGGATCACCTCCCCATCGATGTCCGCCACATTGCCCTGCACCCGGAATACCGGTATCCATTCGCCGGGCAGGATCTCGCGCTCAATGACCTTCAAACCGTTCAAGTGAAACCATTCCACCTGTCGGCGGGAGGATTCACGCTCATCGGCAATCACATCGCCGAGCGGCAAGGGGTTGGGCAATTCAGACTTAAAGCGCGTGTACTCCTCGCCATCCTTGCGCCGGATGAGGTAGAGCTTCTCCGACTTCTCGCGAATGCGGAAGTACTCTGCGAGCCGGATCTCCTCCTCATCCTCCCAATCCATCGTGTCTTCATCGCGGCCGATATCATTCCAGGAAATCTTCTCGGCACTCGGATACAGACGCTCATACTCGATGCGCTTCATCTTGGTCGAGATCAGGCACCACATCGCATCCTGACCCGCAGGCATCATCGCCGAGGGGTCCATGTACACCGTGAAGATGTTACGGATCGGTAATATCCGAAGATCCTGATCAAAGCTGTCAGGCGCCACGAACTCCGGGATCAGCCGAAAGTAGCCCCACCCGGCCGTGGTCGCATTGTCCGCCGCGGTGTCATAGGCAATCGAGGCTTCGGAGCGCGTCTCCACATGCCGCCCTAAGCCATTGACCACATCAGCCGTCTCGACATTGGCACCATCCGCCACAGGGTGCGCTTTGCCTCGCGGCCGCTGCTGCTTGATGTTATTGACCACGCGGCGCACGAGGGCATCGGTTAAGTTGATGGTGAGTTCCGGCTCATCCTGGCTGAATGAGGTCGATGGTTGATCATCCCACTGATCACCCTCGCGAAAGCGCATAGCTGCTTTGGCTTCGATGCGATTGGCAGATTCGGCATCAGCACAGACCTTCAAGCGGTCGCGCGCTTCCTCGAAGATATCTTTAGCCGAGATCGCATCGAAGTCCGGATCTCTCATCGATGCATCCAGGAGTTGGGGCCCGAGCGCTGAATGACTTGCACCGGCGCTTTCTCCTGCTTGTCCACGTTACTGGCGAGTAACTCGGGGAATAGATCCGACAATGCCCAGATCATGGCGTCCGCCCGATTCGGGCTGTGATCGCCCGTAAAACCATACGTGGTGAAGCCTGAGAGTTCATCCTCCAAGTCCCGGTGATAGCCCACGATGCGGCACTTGCCCGTCTCAAAAAGCGCGCTAATCGGTTCTGCGCGCACGACCTTGCCGCGACTGGCAGTCAGTGATCGAAACGGGATGCGTGTCTTTTGCTCCATGGCGGCCGTGCGGATCACATGCCCCACCATTGCACCGCCGAAGTTCACCTCACCCACGATGCGATCGGCTTTCTCGCGCATGTACGCTTGGACCGCCACTCGGCCCCACGTCGCAGGACCGGCTTTCAGCGTCAGGTCTTGGAGGACATACCCATTCCCGTCGATTCCGAGGCCACACACGCTGATACCGATCTCATCATTGTCGATATTCTCCTCGTCGTCCGCCCCTGATGGGTCCACAGCAACAACCAGCCGCAGCATGTCGGGCAAATCACCGTCGACATGACGCCAGCGCTCAAGGTTCTCGTCGATAAAGAGCGCATTCGGCGTCTGATCTCGGAATTCGCCCTCCAGGAATCGTTTCCGCAGACGCAGTGGGAGGCTTTCGAGCGTCTTGATGTAGTCGGGTGACAAGTTTTCTTTGTTGTCATACGGGTTCAACTGCATGAAGCCATAGTTATCGGGGTCAGTGAGATAGGTCTTCGTCTCCGGGTCATGCTTGGTCTTGAATAGCTTGTAGGTCCAGTGCCCCTTATCCGGGGGGTTCTCGTCGTAGTACATTTTCAAGGGCAACGGCTTCTTGGTGACTGTATCGGTGACGAGCTGCGCTAAGCGAGTGACCGCCATATTTCGGCTGTTGTACGGGATCTGGCTGCACTCATTCAGCATGATGGTGGCGTACTCAGAGCCCAAGATTTTCTCGGTTCGCTCTTTGTCATCGAGTCCGCCGAACCAGACCTCAGAGCCTCCGGGGAAGCGAGCAAACCAATCGGAGCGATTGATCTGGACGTCCACATCCGGAAAGCAGAGCGCACGCACTTTAGGAAACGTGTCATGGACGATCGACTGTTTCACATGGCCAAACCTGAATCGCATGATCGCGTGCCGTGAGCCAGGCGCCTTCAAGGCTCTGATCATAATTGCGCGCACTTCCAGAAATGTCTTCCCAGATCTGGAACCGCCCGCGAGCATGATGTGCGTCGGCGATGAGGCCAAGAGAGCATTGGCCTCCTCCTGCTTCGGGGTGAGCTTGAATGTCAATGGGCGTAGGCCAGGCGGGTATCTGATTTGATCGTGCTATCCGCCCATTCCATGATGCCCTTCACGAAAGCGAGACTGTCTTCGCGCGTCAATGAGCCCACTACGGTCACCTTCTTGCCATTGGTGCGCACCATGACGATAGCGCCCGTGTCTTTGGACATGGCGACGGAGTACTGGGATTCTTTCGGTTTCTTCATAGCTTGCTATCCGTCGAGGAGATCATGAGAGGATGGCTCTTATCGCCACGCAACGTGGTGTCTGTTTTGGCCCGCCACTGATCGGGCTTGCGATTGGTCAGCCAAAGCGTGGCCGCGCCCACATCGGGAGGAACGTGCTCAACATAGGGTGTCACCGTCACTGCGCCTTCATAACTCGTGAAGTGCACCGCGTTGAAGGTGTATCCAACTGCACGATGATAGAGCGATCGTTCTACACGCTCATCGCAAATCTCTTTTCCCGCTTGTAATGCCTCGCGAAATTCGGGGTGAGCTTTTTGCCATCGGTAAAGCGTAGACACATGAATGCCAAGACTTTCTGCCACTTCAAAATCAGTCGAACCACTCACACATAGGTTATGAACGGTCTCGCAGAATGCGGGGTCATAGTCAGTAGGCCGTCCAACTGATGTAGTCACGTGACTGCCTGTTCACGCAAGATTGCGGGGCTGTACCACCAACTGACGAAGGTCTGAGCCTCAAAGCTCGAGGCGAACTCAATGCCATTGGCGAGTTCGGGTTTGTACTCCTCGCCCAAGAGCGTTGCGCGATAGGAGCCATCGGTGAAGCGCTTCAAATCGAGCAATGCGCCAGGCGTCCAGTCGGGGGGATAGTTCACGTCTCAATCCCGCAGACATCTTCCTGCCGGCAGTGAATGTGAAGTCGGTCACCCCAGTAGAACTGCTCGTACTTCAGGTGCGGGTCCAACAGCACGGTCTGACCGATCTTGACCTCGGTCTTGATGAACTGTATGCCCTCCCAAGTCTTCGTGCGCTTGTGCTTATCCTGGCTGTCGTACTGCTTGCGATAGTGCCCGGGGCCGATCGCTCGACAGATACCGCGCACCGGATCTCCACCCGGGGGTACGATGAGAATGCGCGAATGGATCACATCCAAGGGTTCGACCACCATCTGATCGCGCAAGGGTCGGATATTGGAATCGGCTGGGATGAAGGTGAGATTCTCATCGGTCATCCGCACGCCGCGCTCGGTCTTCGATGCTTCAAAGCGCTTGCCCTTCGGGCGACGGCGCGAGCGGGCCAAGGGTGAGGGCATCATCGCTTTTTGGCCGCTTGCTTCGCTTCGGAATACGCGACAGCTAAACGCTGCTTCTGCTTGGGAAAGGATTTCTGGGCATCTTTGGAGCCCATGAATCTTCCTACGAACCTGCTTAAGGGCTCTCCCTTCTTTCTCTCGGGCACAATCCTCGCCTTCTAAGTGCGTGCGCGGACTATTGCAAATATTTCATTGCAAATCATTAGCGATAAATTGTTATGCGGTTTCACTATTGCCGCGATACCGTCGCTCTTTGGCGAGGGCGATGATGTGCGCGACATAGGCGACCGAGATGCCAAACTTATACGCGAGCTGCTCTTGAGTCCCGAGCTCCACTTTGCGCCGATGCCACTCGAGGATGGCGGCTTTGACTTCGGGGGTTGCCTTAATCTCTTTCATTTGATCACCAGATAGATCGCGCCGGTGAGCGCTGCACAGACCAAACACGCATAGCACACCACGCGCCAACGCTGCGCCGGGGTGCGCTCATCGATGACCTCGTAGCGGCGAGGGAGACGCCCACGCTTGGGGGCGATGTAGATTCGTTCACTTTTTTCCATTGGTCCCCCATTTCCCTGTGGCTTGTTTTTCGCGAATGTTGAGTACGTGATTCTGGGCATCCACGGCCGTGCGTACGATCACAACCTTGGAACCCCGCCAATCGTTCTGAAAGCGAATCTGGGAGGGCTCCAATTGCCCGTGCTCGGTCTTGACCTCGACGAGTTCAGTGCGCCCTGCACACCCCACCATCAGGTCGGGACACCCAAATCCCACCTTGTGCAGCTCGACCACGGAACAGAACATCTCCTCGTAGGCCCGCACGATTTCGGTGTGATTCGAGTCAGTGCGGCCCTGGGCAGCGGGATTTCTCACGAGAATGGCCTCACATCGCGGATTGATCGGAAGGCGTCATCCGGTAGATAGCGGATCGGCGCCGAGGCAAACTGATCCTTGCTGAATTGCCGGAAGCTGCGCTGATACCAGCCTGGACAGT